AAATGTTAAATAGTAGCTGATTTTGATGTTTTTTTGTCTTCTTTCGTGTGAAAGCTTGCACGAATGAGAAAGAATAGTGATATTTGAATTGTAAACAACGACGAAAACATTTATTAATCAAACAACAACAACGACATGAAAAATCTGACAACAACAATCATCAACAAAATTAAGCCACAAATCAAATCTTCATTTCTTCACTTCATCAATATGGTAGAATTTTTTAATAAGATAGTTATTCCAAACACAAAACGCGAAAGAGAATTATATGAAGCAAATGTAACTTTCAAATTAATCCGTTCTTTAGAAATTTACACACAACCATCTGATAAAATTGTAAAGTTTTCTGTTTTAAAGGACAGAGGAAATTTTGAAATTGAATTAATACTCAACAGAGACGGCAAAGAATATTTTTTGAATACTGAGACAATCATCGCGGACGGATGTATAAATGTTGCTCATTATCGCTACATCACAAAATCAAATTTGCCTATAACCGGAAACAAAACTGAATCGTTGAGATTGGAGAAAAAATTGAAAGAAATCAAATCAAAGAACAATAAAATCGACAGAACAAACGAAGATATAAAAAGAACAAAAGACTATATTGTCAGACTTAAAAAACAAATATCTGAATTTAACAAACTCAACAAACAAGAAAAAGTTAATCTTATTTTGAAGGAATGTCCTCAAAATGTATGGAGTGAAATGAATGATTTCGGTCGCAAACATTACAAAACTCCTGAGAATCTAAAAAGACACAATGATGAAAAATTAAAAAAAGACCTGAAAGAACAAAAACGTCTGATTGACATAATCAAAAATTATAGATTGAAAGACGCAAAAAAAGACCTTGCAAAATATCAGGACAGACTGAAACAATTAAAATAAACCAATCACACGGAGGACGCGAGTCCTCCGATTTTTAACTTTCAACAACAACATCATGAAAATTATCAAAACAGTAACAGACACAGAATTCAAACCTTTCGCTTTAGTAATCGCAAACGACGAATCAGATGCCGAAATATTTGCACAGGAAAACGCACATCTGATTGAACCATATTTCGAAGGAATGGAAACAGGATCAGCGACAGAAGTCGACAAATCAGATTTTCATGAGTTCTTCCTGAACAAAGAAACCGGAATCAAGAAAGGAGTATTTCACGTTCCATTCAATTAATAAAAACAATTTCTAACATTCAAAACAACAATATCATGAAAGACAAAAATCAAAAAAAATTATTTAACTCTGAACAATTTAATAACAATTATAAACATTGGGACGGAATGCCGGAATATATATCAAAGAACAAAAAACCATGTCAGCAGATAATTGTAAGTTTTGAAACACACAAAGACGTGTCTGATTTTGCTAAATTATTAGGATGCAAGTTTACTAAAAACACAAAAAGCTGTTGGTTTCCTATAAAGAAAAAAGATTCAGGTGATTATTATATAAATAAAAATTGTAAAAATGAAAAATAAATATCCGGTATTTATTCCGACAAAAGGAAGATATAAAAATCATAAAACTATTAAAATGTTTTTATATCAAAATGTAGATTTTAAGATTGTTATCGAAAAACAAGAATATAAACAATATTTAAAAATAGTAAATAAAAAAAATATTATTGTAACTCCACATAAAAACGAAGGATTGACAAAAACGCGGAATTTCATTTGGGATTATGCAGAAAACGAAGGTTTTAAAAAGTTTTGGACGTTTGACGATAATATAAAAAACACATATAGGTTAAACAATAATAGAAAATTACAAATAAAGGACGGAACGTATTTAAAAGTCATTGAAGACTTTGCAGATAGATATGAAAATTTATATGTCATAGGAATGAATTATCACGGATTTTGCAAATCATCGGATCAACTTCCTCCGTATTATATTAATTCTCGCGTTTATAGCAATATGTTGATAACTACAAACGCACGTCTTTCTGACGGTCAAAAATTAAGAAATAAACTATTTTATAATGATGACACAGATTTGTGTCTTAGGTTATTAAAAGATGGTTTACCAACAATACAAATAAATGCTTTTTTAATAGATAAAAGTACTACAATGACAACGTCCGGAGGAATGACAGATTATTATGAATCTGATGAATGTAAAGGACGTTATCAATTCGCGAAAGAATTATTTGATGCGCATCCTGATGTTGTGAAGATTACAAAAAAGTTTAATCGATGGCATCATCACGTTAACTACAAACCATTCAAAAACAATAAACTGATAAAAAAGAAAGGTTTGATAATTCCGTCAGGTGTGAATAATTACGGTATGGAATTAATAACAAACAATTAAAAACATCAGGCAATCATTCACGTGATTGTCTTTTTTTTTGTATATTACAACCAAAGACGAGGACTTCATTTATTTTCATTTTATAAACTTAACGGTTAAAAATGTTTAGGTATGACTAAATCAGATAATTTTCCTCGTCTTTTTTTTATGCTCCACAAAACAACATCATGCGACACGAAATCAAACCGTCCAAAATCAACACAAAACAACTAAATCCTGACAACGACGTCAGACTGTCCGCGCTTAAACAGATGCAAAACGACAGGACTGCAATAAATAGCGAATTAAGACGTTTCCTTAAGTTAGACAACAAAACACACGACAATATCATAAAGATGTCTAAAATCGGCAAAATATGACGAATGAAGAACTAAACAACGGACTCGACGAAATGCAAAGGAAGATAAAACACCAATCTGAACGCATCGAACTACTCAACAACGCAATCGACGAATTCAAAAAACAATGTGACAACATCGTAAAACTAACAAAGACAACACAGGAGGATTTCAACAAATCTGTTCCTGATGATGACCTTTAGACAAAAAAGAATCCGCGACAATCACGACGCGGATTCAAAAATCCAAAACCCACAAATAAAAATAGTTGAATGATTAGATTCTTATTTTCTTTTTCCCTTGAAGATAAAAATCAATTGTGTCTCCTATCTCGATAATAAGATAGAAAATTCTTTCAACAAATTCCTCCGTGATGTCGTCCTTCAGGTTCATGTTCGACTGAATCAGAACGTTCAACTCCTGTTTTTCTGAATCGTCCAAGTCTTCGAATTCCTTTCCAATCTCCTGATAATTCATAATAATCGGAACGGCATCAAACACGTTGTTCAGAAAACGCAACGCGATCCATCCGGTGATTTTCTTTCCTTTCTTCCGTTCGACGACTGACTCAATTTCATTAATCAACTCAGTATGCCACAACACAACCTTTTTAAGATTCTCAATTCCTTTTTTCATAATAAAATTTTTATTGAATAGTTAATTTTTAGGAAATTAATAATAATTTTGTTATTTTTGAAACGAATCCGTGAAAAAATGCTATTTTATTTAATATCTGATAAAGTTCTTCCTGAAGGTTGCAACATAGCAATTCCTCGAAACATGGTTTTGTTTCAGGAATTCGAATCTGCAAACAAGGAAAAAAACGAATCAGGATATTCGACAGTTTACAAAGTAATAATTGACATAAAGATTCATGATCCGTTGATGTTCTCGCAAACCGAACACGTCTACACACCGGACGCAAACGGTCGGTTTCCTGACCATTCAAACGATGAAGGACTGTTCAGATTCGAATTGATGGAGAAAATCACGGACATCGAGGAATCACGCGACATATTTTCAACCGTCGCACTATTGGAACAAATCAGACAATTCGGTTTTGATGCCGTCTTTGTCTTCAGTAATTTTAAACGAGAGATAATTGTCATCAACAAATGTTTAGCGAAGGTAATCGGAATAACAACAGAAGAAAAGTCGTAACATTGACGAAACGAGTCAAAGGTCTGTTTCGTCTCGGACTGTTCCGCAAACCGAACGCAACACAGACGGACATCCTGACCGATGTCGGTGACATGACTCTCGGAATGATTGAGTTCTTAATTCGCGACGAATGGACGTCAATCAAACAGTATTTTGATAGCATCGAATCATTTTTATCGTTCGAAAGCAAAACATTTAATTATGTTCCTGCGTTAAAATATGAAATAGGTCACATGATTGAATTATCAAACATGATTTATTTGCAACATCAAATCGTTGAATTGAGAAAGACATTCAAGTTTAAGGAAGACAGACAGACACCAATGAATAAATAATCAAATCATAATAGGGACGTTATGAAAGAAAAACCAAAAAAAAAGAAATCGAACGCGGGACGAAAAAAGTTCGTCATTGATTGGAACAAAGTCGACAAATCACTCCGAGCGGGTTCGAACGGTGTTCAGGTCGCAGCGATGTTAGGCATCCATTACAACACATTAGTAAACAAGTGTAACGAAGAAAAAAAATGTGATTTTAGTGATTATTTAGCACAAAAGCGACAAGAAGGTAATGACGTGTTGTTCGGTTTACAGTACGAACTCGCAAAATCAGGCGACAGAGGAATGTTAATTTGGCTCGGAAAGAACAGATTAGACCAATCCGACAAGAAAGAGATTAAACAACATAATACAGGCAGTTTAATCAACATAAACATGACCGGAGGAAGTGATGAACCAATCCGGACAGAGAACGACATAA